AGCAGGAACCTTTTATGAAGTTGATGCGGATGGAACTAAACATGTCAGGGTGGTTGGCAACAACTATGAGGTTATTCATGGCACAGACTTTGTTAATATCAAAGGTGATGTAAATTTAACTATCGAGTCTAATTGTAAGACCTACATCAAGGGCGATTGGAACATACAGGTTGACGGTAATAAGTATGAGACAGTTAAAGGTAATGTTCATGAGACATACGGAACAACACTAGACGGTCATCACCATGTGACACTTGTACATGGTGAAAGAGAGGAGACAGTAGAGAAAAATGTTATTCAGACTTACGGTACGGAAATTGATAAACACTTTCACACGTTACTTGTCACAGGATCATCCAACCACACAGTTACCCGTAATGTAACAGAAACGTTTGGAACAGATACGTCACACGCTAGATCAACCAGCATAACGGGAACAGATACTAAGACTACAGGCCTTTCCACTAACTTAATAACTGGAACAGCTTGGAATTACACAATTGGTACAACTTGGAATGGTACTACAGGATCAACGTGGACGCATACTTCTGGTGGTGACATTACAATTACTGGTGGTCCAAATATTAACTTGAACCCGTAGGATCATAATATGGCACATGCGTTTACCATAATTACTACATCTAATGAAACAGTAGTATATACAGATTATGATGAAATTAATTTGACTACCTTGAAGCATGTTATTAGCTTCAAACCAGACTTGGGTACACTGGTAGATTCAAATGAGATATTATTGGATTCTGGGACGTTGCCAGTAACTACAGGAGGAGAACTAACAGGAGCATTTACTGGAGATAGTTTTGTAATTATAGATCAAAATGGATTCTTGCCAGTTCAGTTATTCGTAAAAAGTCTTAGTACAACTGCTGGTGAAGAGGATATAATACTTATGAATTCATCTGGAAATGTACTGAGGGTATTTCAAGGTCTTTTGTCAACTGAGGATAATGCTGTTAGTTTTAAAATAATTGGTACTGGTGGTGGTGTACAAAAACAATTTTATTTAAGTAGCATTAATAAAGGACTGTCTACTGATACATTTAACATTAATGCACCTCTAGTAACAGGCCCAGCGGTGGATAGTTTTATTACAGAAGGAAGTATAACAACTATTGAGGTTGAACTTGAAACAGGAACCGATACTGGTGGACTTCTATTAGAAACTGGTGATGATGTAAGATATGAAGATTTAACGTTTGGTGAATTTAAAACAGTTGTTTCTGGCGAACCTTTAATCTTTGAAGGCGGCGCTGGAGGTGCTAATATTATAATGGAAACACCAGATGGAAGAGATAAATTAGTTCCTGAGAATTTTGCAACTGGATTAGAAAATCATCTTGTCCTTGAAACTGCAAGTGATTCACATATTGAAAATCATCACCATCATCTAGTTGGTGAACCGCATAAAGATGGAGATGGACACACTGCAGCGGAACACAGAGAGTTAGCATTATGGCCATATAGGTTGAAACTTTTAATTGCAAGAGAGAGACTAAACAACGCAAGTTAAGGAGAATGATATGCCTGCGATTTGTAGAGGAGATATGGTAGACGATGATGTAGTTCATTGTTCTGTCCCATCAAGATTGGAAAAATCTCCTAATGTTTTTGTTAATGGAACGGGAATAAGTAGACAAGGTGACAACAATCATCCACACTTGTTGCCTGCTCCAATTTGCCCACCGCATCAAGCACCGATTACTACAGGTTCAACAACGGTGTTTATAAATGGTAAAGGTTGTGGAAGGATAGGTGACGATGTATCTGGTTGCACAGTGGTTGCAACAGGTTCACCAAACACCTTTGCGGGCCCATGATTTTGCGTAGGAAGAGCATAGTTACGGTTGACATACTATACTGGATGCCGGACTATACCAATGTGTTACAAGAGTTTGTTTGGCAAACCAGTGACATTGTTCCCGAATATCCACGGGTCCACCGTTTTTTAAATTATTGGCAAGAAAATATTGAGGCAGTTATATCTGAGGTTCGTGTCGCAGATGCAGAAAGAATTGATTATATACCAGTAGATGTGCTGTATGAACTTTAATAATTCCTTATAAATAATACAAACTGGCTTGGAGTAATAATGGCAACCGTAGAAAAGACAAGAGACTTTAGAGAACTGACAGCTTTAACAGATGCAGAGAGGACAAATAACTCTCCGCTGACAGTAAGACAATATAAAGACTTGGATTTATTTTTCACCAAGAGGTCTAGGGATAAAGATGTTAATGTCCTGACTAACGTTACTGCTATCAAACGTTCAGTGAGAAATTTGATATTGACTAATTTCTATGAAAAGCCATTTCATCCTGAGATTGGTTCTGGAATCAGAGGTTTGTTATTTGAAAATGTTAGTCCTCTAACTACGATTGCATTATCACAAGCAGCTACAGATGTTATTGCAAATTATGAACCAAGAGCTGTTGTGATTGCTATAGATGTTACGCCAGACCTAGATCGTAATGCATATGATATGAAAGTAACTTTTTCAATCAGGACTCAACCAAATAATATAGCGGCTATAAACGTGCTGTTGGAGGTATTACGATAATGGCAAATAATCAGAAATTAGAAATATCTGGTTTGGATTTCGATACGGTTAAGACTAACCTCAAAACCTTTCTAAGAAATCAAGACCAATTTCTTGACTACGACTTTGAAGGTTCTGGTATCAGCGCACTATTAGATGTGCTAGCATATAATACTCATTACCTTGGATTTCATGCAAACATGCTTGCAAATGAAATGTTCATTGACAGTGCGGCGTTGCGATCTAGTGTAGTGTCTCATGCAAAAACTTTGGGATATGAAACACGATCTGTCAGAGCTCCAAGAGCAAAAGTTAATGTTACACTTAATGATGCAACTTTAGCCACAGCAACAATGAATGCTGGTCAAGTTTTTACAACTACCATCAATAATGTTTCTTATCAGTTCGTAACTGTATCCGATTACTCTTCTTCTCAAACAGGTGCTGGAATAACCTTCAGTGATATTCCAATTTACGAAGGGAGTTATGTTACTACTAGATACACAGTTGACTCTGCCGATATAAATCAAAAGTTCTTGTTGAACACTGATAAGGCCGATACTACAACATTAACCGTTCAAGTTCAGAACTCTTCATCCGATTCAACCACAGTAACCTATACCAAAGCTACAGACATAACTCAACTGACGGGAGATAGTGCGGTATACTATTTGCAAGAAGTTTCAGAGGGGCAGTTTGAAATATACTTTGGCGATGGCGTTGTAAGTAAAAAACTTAGTGATGGAAATATTGTCATACTAAAATGTGTAGTAACAAATGTTGCTGAAGCTAACGGTGCATTTGCATTTACAAACTCCGGGGCAATCAATACAGTTATTGATGTTACAACCACAACATTGGAAATTGCTTCTGGTGGTTCAGCTGCGGAAACTGTTCAGTCTATAAAATTATCTGCACCCCTAGACTATGCATCACAGGGACGATGTGTGACAACTAACGACTATAAAGTTTTTGTTCAGAAGTTATATCCTAACGCTACTGCAATTCAAGTGTTTGGTGGAGAAAACGGTTCGTTTGATTCTAGTCTAGGTGTTGTAGCTACAGCAGAATATGGAAAGGTCTTTATATCTGTAAGAAATAATCTTGGCACAAATTTGACAGAGGCTGAAAAAACTGGCCTAGTAAGTCAACTTGGAAAGTTTACTGTGGCATCGATCACTCCAGTAATTGTTGATCCAGATTTTATGTATGTTTTATTGACATGTGATTTTAAATATGACTCTAGTGCCACTGTAAAAACTAAAGACACTTTGGTTACTGAAGTTACTTCAACCATTATTAATTATAACACTACAGAGTTAGTTAAGTTTGATGCGATCTTGCGTCACTCAAAATTATTGAGTTTGATAGACGCTACTGATAGTTCAATAACCAGTAGTTCAGTCAATCCTAGACTAGCAAAATATTTCACCCCAATAAAAGGTGAATCAAAATCCTACAACTTGTATTATAATAATGCATTATACAATCCTCATGCGGGGCATAATACTGCTATGGGTGGTATCTTAACATCCACAGGATTTTATGTTTCGGGAGCCAACTCTACAGATGAACAATTCTTTGATGATGATGGAAACGGAAATCTTAGACTGTACTATTTGACAGGTGCTACGAGAAACTATACCAACGAAACGGCAGGAACAGTTAACTATTTGACAGGGGCTGTTGCGATTAACAATATCATTATAACTTCAATTTCAAATGTTGATGGTGTAACTTCTAATCGTATTCGTATTGTTGTTCTTCCTAGATCAAATGATATAGTTGCACTTAGAAATCA